CCAATCTTCCTGTCAGCGTAAGATTGTACGTCAAACGTGAAGTTAGCACTAACATCTTTTACCAGCTTGTGTGGCATAGTACTAGCATCTAGGTCAATGATAACATTAGGTTCTACAGTCTCTTTCCATACACCATTATCATACTTAACGTAGTAATCATCCTGTGCTTTCTGGTTATCCCCTGCTACCTCAATAACAAAGTCATTAGGGGCTTCTACTGGTAACTTTTTAAAGTCAGGTGTAGTATCTTTAAATACAAGAAGGTGGTCTCCGCCATGTGAATCACCTACAACTACTTGGAAGTTTGTGGTATCTGTGGACTGAATGTGTAGCACTGAACCATAACGTGTAATTGTAATACCAGTTACAGCAGAAGCATTTGTAATATTATCATAGTACGTAGAGTTAACACCTGTACCTGAAAACGTATTTAGGTTTTCTGCAATAATATCTGTTGATGCTCCACGCTCTGCGTTCTGTGTCAAACTTGTGCTAGACTGTGTACTAGATTTAGTTGCAAATTCTACAGTACTTGTACTAGAACCTTTTGTAATTGTTAAACGATAGGTAGAAGAATAGTCAGCTTGTTTGACATACACCAGTGCTTCTGGATTACGAGAAGGTGATGTGGTAGTACCTTGTGCAACTGTTACATTCTTGTTAATAATAAACGTATTGTCTGCGATAGATACAGCAGCAAGTTCTTTACTAGGGTCAGTCAATCCTGATAGGTATGAAGCTGCGTTGTTAGTAATAGTACGTGACGTACCATCCTTATCAAACACACGAACAGTACCTGCTGTGTCAATCACCAGAGAATAAAACTCGTTCTCATCTCTACGAATAGTGTGTATAAAAGCTTTGTCTAGGTTTGATATAACGCCTAAGTCAGCTATGTGCTGAGTACTAGGACGCTTTGATAAACCTGTGACCACACTAGACAGACCGTTCTCTTGTAGTTCTGCCTGTGTATTAAGGCGTAGAGATGGTGGCTGTTGAGACACCCCATTGATTAGGTTGGGGATAGATTGACTGATGAGTGCCATTAGAAAGTTCTCCTACCCTGCCTATCAATAATGCTGAATGTGTCATAGTTATCAAATATGTTGTGGTCATCTGCTGCTTTGTCAAACTCTTTAAGTTCAAACATAGCTCTCTCTTCATCACGTATCTGAAAGTCGTGAAGAGTGTTAGACCCTACAATACGGTCTTGGAATATTCTGGTTGCTCTGAGTGTAATGTATCTCTTACATACCTCAGGCAAGTCATCAAAGTCTAGCTGAACTACTACATCTAACTTGGTATTAGCACCAACATTAAACGTGTGGTTCTTTCTGTCATACATCTTCAAGCCACGCTGAACTAAGTCAGGGCTGTTTGCCTCTAGTGTAGCATCTGCACGTAGGATGTCTGTACCTAGTACTATCTCACCACTAGCGTTCTGTGCGTATGATTTATTTAATTCTGTGTTAAAGTGCCAGCCCATTGACTGCACTTCTCTGTCTACAGTGTTAAGTATAGTCTCTGCTATTTCGGCCTCAACCAGACCAGAGGAAAGGCTGTTGACAGGTGCTTCACCTATCGCAGAGAGCATAGTATTTACTGCGTCTAGTTGTGTTGTTGCCATTTAATCGCCCTTCCACTTGACCCTGTTAGCCCAGTAAGCTGCACTAGTTTCGCCTTTGTCTATGTTCTTACGATGTCTCTTTCTAAAAGCATCACGTTGTTCTTGGCTCTGGTTAGTCTTTGCACCCTTCTGACCAAACCTAATTAGTTCTGGGTTTTTCTTAGTACCAATAAGAACAGCGTGTGACTTATCGCCCTTAGGAGAACGCTTTGGTATACGTAAGCCCTGAAAGGTCTCACCTGCGTGTTGTATAGTCATGTCTTACTCCAAACAAAGAAAAGAGAGAGGCTCTAGAAACCTCTCCCTTCTGTTAATTAGACTTCAGACAGACCAATACATGATGCAGGACGCAGGACGTTATGCCCCATTGCGTATTTTGCCACCATCAGTGTGCCTTGACGGTTAATTTGGTACTCAGATTCCATGCCCAAGTCGAGCAGCTTAACAGTAGCTACAGCGTCAGGAGTGAACACAAAGCCCTTGAACTTAGAAGCTTCTGCAACCATGTCACGCCCATCTACAGCAGCAGTAGGCAAGTCATAATGTGTTGTACGGCCTGAACCAGCAGTGTTTGCTAGTGGCTGGTTATCTGATGTCTTACCTTCGTCAGCATCGCCTGTGGTGAAGTTCACATACAGGTTAGATACGTTAGCGTGGTTTGACATAATGATAGGCATACCAGCGATAGACGCTACAGTTGCGTCAGCTACTGAGCCGTTACCACCAAAGTCACGGTTCATGTAGACAAGCTTGTTGCCATCAGTTACATCCATCAGTGCGTAGTACTGGTCAGGAGCAAGAACAACAGTCGCACCTTCAGTTGGTACGTTCTTTACTTCCATCTCTTTACGTGCGTCAAAGATAGCTTTAGCAATCTTAGCTGGGTCTGTTGAATCAGCAGTAGCTGTACCAATGTTGACGTTATTTGTAAAGTCTTCTTCAGTGAAAGCTTTGTAGTCCTGAACAAGGCCAGCAGCAGCAGTTGCGTTGGTTGACAGAGCAGCCTTAACAAGCATACGTGCTACGTTCTTGTCGGCTTCGTTAGCCAATGCGATACCAGCTTCTTTAGAGTAGATGCTACGTACATCGTAGTGGTTAATAGCTTCGTCAATGTTCGCAATGAACTGAGAACTAATCAGCAAATCGTCAATGGTTACAATACGTTCACCTGCACGAATAGTACCACCAGTAATTTCATTTCCCGGAGTTAGGTATTCAGCAGTTGCACGTCCTGTCATTGGGAACGATGCAGATTTACCTTTGGAAATAGTACGAGTACGTACCTTATCCATAATTACTTTCTTTTCCTCAAAGGCGGTCAGGACTTCCCCAGCATACAGCTTAAGAAAGAGGTCACGAACGTCACCTGAGAGGTTATTTTGACCCTGAAAGCTTACACTGTAAGCAGGGTTTGAAGCAGCTTGTGCCATTTTATTACCTCATTAAGTTTAAGTTTAAGTTGTGCCTCAACTTTACTATGCTTTCTCCAACAGATTGTCCCTCGCAAGGGGTCAGGGGTATTCATCATTAGTAACTTTGAGAGTTAGGGTTTCCCCTTCTAAGAACACCAGTATAGATGTGCTTAGAAGGAGAGGGGGCTTGCACCCCCAATCCCATGCAACAATTAGAACAGGCTAGAACGAGCAAGCTTATCAGCTACCTGTTGCCTGTAGGCAGGGTCTTTGCTGTATCTAGGGTCACTCATAGCAGCAGTGAGTTCCGCATTACTTTCAAAACGCCCACCAGAGGATACAGCACCAGTACCACCTTGTAGTAAACTTGGCTCTGCCTCTGAACGATAACGTGCGTTAAGACCTTGAATCGCAAGCCTAATCATGTCAGGGTTTTGCGATGTCATTGTTGCATTAAAGGCATCAATCTCACTCTCAGGGAGTGTATCTGCTGCCCATGAAACCATGTTGTTATAATCTTCTTGACCACCTACGATGTTATACATCTCACCAGTCATTTGTGATGCAAGGGCGTCTTGCCCCTGTATCCACGTGTCTACAACAGAGCGAGGGAAACCAGCCTCTTCTAACGCAGCGTAAGCATCGTTAGACAGTTCGCCATTTTCGTCATACTCTTGTTGGAAAACATCAAAGTCTAGTCCTTTATCGTCCAAGAGTTCAGCTACATCAGAAGCAGTTTCTTCTCCTGTAGTCTCTACTTCTTCTTCTTGGTCTTGTTCCTGTTGTCCTTGACCTAGCTTACTCTCTAATTGTGAGTACGCTTTAGCCATATCTTCAGGGGACTTAAACTTTTGAGGTAGCCATTCAGGACGTTCAGGGTCTTGTTGACTACCTTCTACCTTCTCAAGCATTTCTTTTACATGTTCTTGAGATTCAGCCTCAGGTTCTTGATAAGTGTTAATAGCTTCTGCCATTTATTACTCCGCTTCCATTGCTCCTTTAGCTATCTGAGGTGCTGCTGCTTGTGCTGCACCCATAGCTGCCTGTTGTTCCATTTGTTGTTGCATCATTTGTTGCTGTATTGCTTGCTCTTGTGCTTTCTGTTCTTCTGATTTAATCAGACCAGAAGTGTCAATACCTAGAGAGGCTGCTAGTCTATCTATGTAATCGTTCAAGTTCATCTCACTTGCTATAACTTCTGCACCCAAAGGCTGAAGATATTGTAAGAATGTTGCAAGCTTGTTCAAGTCTTGTCCACGTCCAAGTGCTTCAATACCTGTGACTACTGTAGGCTTTACACTATCCTTCGGCATCTTAGGCATCTTGCCCTGCTTTACTAATGTATTTAGTAGCAGGTTAATTAGTGGTAGTTGAAACTCCTGAGATAGAATAGAGTATACACCACCTAAGGCTGTCTCTAGTTCTTGTGCCATGTAACGTACTTCTTCAGCAGTTACACGTTCTGCTGCACGTTGTACAGAAGAGTTTAACAAGAAAGCAGAAGCCAACCTGTCGTTAATCATACGCATAGTTTCTAGTGCAACCCTGAAGTCTCCTGACTTCTGCACTTGCAGAGTAGAAACATCATTAGAATCACCATTAACAAACGCACCGTTAGGTGCTTTAGATAAGTCCTTAGACTTGGTAGTACCGTTAGGACGTACCATGAATAGAACTTTGGCTGATGCTGCACTACCTTGAACGATAGCTTGGGTCAAAGCTTCCAGACTACGTAAGTCACCCATGTATTCTTCGATGAAACCACGTCCATAATCTTCACCATCAATCCTGATAAAACGTAATGGAATGAATGGGTTATTGTCTTCTTTGAATGTACCACGTGAATTAGGAACTTCAATACCAGCTACCTCTTGGTAGATAGAGAAGCCTTTATCTGTAGTCTTAAGACATGTATACAAGTCGTAGTTCTTAACAGGTGTATCTGTTGGTGGTATCATTGCCTTGACTTCTTCAGGCAACATCAAAGGTGCTACGCTTTCTTTAGTTAGGATTTCTAACATGTTACCCATAGCGTCACGTTTGACGCAGTATCGGTCTGGTCTGTAAACCTTCATGCCACCTTCTTTAGGCATGTATACTAGCGCATTACCAGTTACGATAAGCAGCTTCAATGCCTCAAAGACAGGCACACGAATAGACTTACTCTCAATCTCTTGCATTGCTGCACGTTCAATACGTGCTAGTCCTTCTTCTACCTGACCACGATTGTCACCTGCTATAGCTTGCAAGTCAAAGTCATCAATGGTTAGCCTAAAGAATGGACTGTTAGGTGGTAGCAGGGCAAGTAGGAGTTTAGATGCTAGGTTATTTACACCCCTTGCCCCAATGCCTTGATATGGTGTAGCATACCTAGTAGTGCTACTATGTCCTTCATCTGGCAAAAGAGTAGGGATTGTTAGCTTTGCTGCTTCACGTCCTCTCTCAAGGAACGTATCTCGTTCAGCCTCTAGTTGGCTGTAGCGTTTAGCTAGAGTTCCTACGTCTTGTTCCATTTACTTATCCCTTCGGAATCTGTAGTCCTGATGTGCCTTCACCACCTACATTAGTACCAGCCGTTTGGGTAACAGGTGTGCGTAGTTTACGCTTACCTCTACGCTTTTGTAGACCCTCACCTGCTGTCTCCATTGTTGCTGGGGCTTCCTCATCTACCTGCTTTGTAGCAGCAGTAGCTGGGGCAGCAGCCGTAACTGGTGGGGGTGGTGCAGATTTTCTTCTAAAGCCACCCATACTAAGTACCCTTCTTAATCTGTAGGCCAGCCGTTTGTGTAGGTGTCTGTCCAGTAGGTTGTGTTGTCATATCTGTTCTTAAGGCTTTCTTGCCTTTTTTCTTTTTAGCCTGTGCTGTCGTTACATCTGTATCATCAAGCTCTAGCTCTGGTGTCTTGGCTACAGCAGTTACAGGACGAGCAGGAGTTGGTAGTGGTGCTGGCGCACGGCCTCCCATTAATCCACCCATATCATTAATCCTCTAAGTCTTGGTCTTGCAGTTCTATCAACTTACTTATGACAGATTGTTGACCCCTGAGGAAAGCTAAATCCTCAGGAGTAATCTGTTCAAGCGGTAGTTTGTTGGGATAGATTGCAAGGAGATGGTTTATTAGTCCATCTGTTATGTTAAAATCGTTACCTAATACTCTCATAATAAAACAAACTTTCGCTAATGATGTAACTTTAGATATCTACAATCTCACATGCACCTGCTGTACAGGCTAAAGTTTGTGACCCTGAGGTGCTGTCCTCTTTCTCATATAAAGCAAGAGCCGTCCAATCAATCTGACTAGGCATTTGTTTTTTAAGGGTTTCATACTGTTCCTTATCTATATCTTGGTATGGTGCTTGTGCATAACTGTGGTCACTGTGAGGTAGGAATGAAATACCAGAGCAGATGTCAAAGTTCTCATACACCCATGCTCCTACTTCCATCCACTCTGCATCACGTACTGTAATAGTTACAGATGGCTTATGTTCACACCATGCTAGAGCATAGTTCTTCCAGAGTGTAAGCTGTTCTAATGCAGTCATATCGTTACGAGTGATAGCACCCATAGGTGAACGCATAGGAAAGCTGAACACTGTAGTACTGTCAGGCTTCATCACGCAAGGTTCAGCAGGGATACCAGCATCAATCATAAACTGTGTTAGTGGGTCTTTGTTATCACCCCGAACAGTACGAATGTAGTACTCACTGTGACGTGCGTGGATACCTGATGCACTATCTACTAGCTGTGACACTGTACCACTAGGCTTAACACACGTGATAGCTGTTGATACTTGGATGCCTAACTTCTCAGCATACTTAGCATTAGTATTGATAGCTTCTTGCTTCATCTCATTGAGCCAGCGTGGGCTATCTACAGCCTTAGACAGTAAACGATTGTCCATAATACCTGTAAGTGATACGCCAAGCAGACGCTCTTCTTCTGTGTTCTTGTGCCATATCTTACGCAAGTATGGCATCTTAGTAAAGGTAGATTGTACTGTACCTAGAATAGTAGCTAGTCTTACCTTACGCTTAAGGCTGTCTAGGTCATCACTCTCACGTACTACTACCTCAGTCAGATTACAGAACTGGTATGGACGTAGGATAATCTCAGAGCATGGGTTAGTACCCCACTCGTGTCCTGTCTCACGTCTGCCATTCTTCTCCACGTGTTTGTCAGCAGCCACACGACTGAAGATACCACGCTCACCTGACTTGCTCTCTACTAGAGCCAACCACTCACGCATGAATGTTTCCATATCAGGCTTCTCTGTGTATGCAGCAGAGTTATTAGCTAGCGCACGTTGTCCTTCGTTCTCCCACCATGAGCCAGACTTAGCGTGAGCCATGCGTCCATCACTCAGGTTAGATAGGCTAATCATAGCTGACCTACGTACACCACCTACCACAACAATCTCACCAATCTTACACATGATGTCGTGGCACTCAAGACTGTTTAGCTTACGTCCAGCAGCAGACTTGAACTTAGCTACTACAAACTTAAACAAATCCTCTAGTGGTTCAGCACCTGAGGCACGTCCACCAAATGTCTTAAGCCTAGCACCAGCAGGGCGTACCTCTGACGTGTCCCACTTAGGTATGTCACCTGCATATAGGTGTGACATCAGCTTATGTAATGACTTAGCCCACCCTTCTTTACTGTCCTTGACCATAATGATATCATCAGTATAGTCTAGGTTCTCAGGTACATCAGGTAGCTTACTGATAAACTGTCGCTCTACTGAGAAGCCTACCCCTGTACCACACAGTAGAATAAACATAGCCTCATCAAAAGAACGTATGTGGTCTACTGGTAGGTAGCTACAGTTATAGATGCAGGTATTGTCACGCTCTGCTGCGTCACCTGCTGTCATCAATGCTCTCATAGATGGCATTACTTCTAGGTTTAGAATAGCATCTTCTAACTCATCCCATGTTTTATTAGGTAGCTTTACTTTGCTACCCATAAAGTTAATGTAACGTGCTACAGTCTCAGCCCATGTCTCACGTCTGCCCTCATCTTCTAGCCATCGTGCATAACGACTAGTAGCAATGAAGGTCTGGTAGTCTGTTGGTAGATGGTTAGTCCTCATCTGTTATCCCCTTCACCATGCAATGTACCTGCACTCTGACGTGCTTTTAGTTTCTCTATATTCTTCTCTGCTATAACCTGTAGGGACAAGCCACAGTCATGTGCTAGTGCTGCAAGATACCATAGTACATCACCCATCTCTGCCTCAATCTTTTCCTTCTGGTCTTCAAGCTGAATGTTGTCTCGCATCATCTTCTTAATTTTACCTGCTACCTCACCAGCTTCTTCAGCTAGTCCTAGCGCAGGGTAAGAGATGCTATACTTCTTAGGGTACACTGCTGTAGTTAGAGACTTCATCTGGTATTCGTAAAAGTTAATCATTGTGAGCCTACCTCTTGTCCATCATCCTTAACTGCTATTACTGAATCAACGTAGCTAAACGACATACCACGTAAGAAGTCCTTGAAGTTTGTAACCATGTCATACAAGCACCCCTCAGTTTGGAACACATGCTCTGTGTATCCCACTACATTACCCTCATCATCGTAGTTCTCTACGCGAAATGTTACCTCATCCATTACCAGTTCTTCCCTTGTGTCTTCTTCATTAACTCTACCATCTTGTTTAAATACCAGATAGCTTTCTCTGCATCCTGTACAGGATTACCCTTACTGAATAGTCGCTTGCCTGTATACTTTAGTACGTTACCATGACAATAGCTGATAGCTTCCCACTCACCTAGTACATCTACAATGTAATCAATAGTCTCAATCTTACCTGCATAGTGTGGTGGGTTGTTTACCATATCTTCACGTGGCTGCTCTAAGGTGTCCATAACTTTACCTCTCCTGTGTCTGTATCGTATTCACCATTGCGTAGGATACGTGCTAGTCGTGCGTTCTCTAAGGCAACTTCTTCAGAGAGACCCTTGCTGATAAACGCTCTAACCACTGCTCCCCAGCCGTCACCAAACTCAAGAATTTTCTCAGCAGTTTTATAACCCACACTAGGACAACCCTTGTAATTGTCAGTAGCATCACCAACAAGTGTTTGAGTAAGGAAGTTATAGTCAGCTTCTTCTTCACTGATTTCAACCACGTCACCATCAATCCAATGCTTTGCTGGTACAGTACGCAAGTCCTTATCTTCAGACCAGATAATAGTATCTGTATTCGCAGTACCCAATATCCCCAAGACATCATCTGCTTCCAATCTCCTGTATATAATAGTATTGTATTTACTTTGTATGTACTCTCTTGCCCACTGTAGTAGCATAGGCTTGCGAGTGTTGGTTCTATTAGCCTTATAGTATGGGGCTAACTCTTTACGATAGTTCTCCTTATCAGATAAAGCCACAACACAATCCTGCACTGGTGCTTCATTGACTAGCTTATCTATCTGTTCATCTAGTCTAAGTGCTACGTCCTGTTCATAACAGTGTAGTGTCCATAAACCATCACCCCAATTAATAGGTGTCTCTGCTGATACTGTTGCTTTGTATGCAACGATGTCTCCATCAATGAGCAAAAGGGTCATCGTCTATCTCCTGTCTATCTTGTTGCGATTGTGCTTCTTTAATCTGAGCCAGTGTAACTACCTTGATACCCATCATTACTTGTACGTAGTCAAGGTAAGCTTCTACTATCCACTTGATACACAGGCAGATGGTAACACCCATGAAGCAACAAGTAAGTATCATCTTCCATAAGAAATCAAAGTCCATTTAATATATCCTTTGCTTGCTGTAGTGATATATTAAACCACTCGTTCCTTCTCTCACCTAACTTCTCAGCTTCTACATGAGCCTTGTGTTCAGCCTCAGACCTGTTGTCTGTGTGTACATAGTACTCTAACTTATAATCCCTGAAGGGACTGTATGTCATGTAGTCCTTGAACCTATCCTTTGCATCCACACCTCTACCAATCTTTACCCAATCAGGCCATGCTGGATTACTAATTACATAGATATCACCTGTCTTAATCTTATTGAACTGTGCAAGAGTACCTGCCTTAATATTCTTAAGCATGTTTCTTGCTCGTTCAATAGGTATCTGATAGGCTCTAGTACAGGGTTTACACATGTAACGCTTGTTCTTCTGAAAACCTTTGTACCAGTTCAAGTCAGTAAGTTCCACATTACAGGTGTTACATGTCTTAATGTGTGTCTGCCCAGTTGTTTCCATACTTGTACTCACTGTCAAGCTGACATCTGAACTTGAAGTGTTGTTCTGTGTCTCGCATACACTGCTGAATAAGTCTGCCTGTTTCATCTTCCTGACCTTTCTTTACTACTAGTTGTACCTCATCGTGGATGAACGCTACAATCTGTGCGTCCAAGTTTGCTTCCTTGATAGCACGTGCAATGAACACGTACCATGTCTTACAGATTATAGCACCACATGACTGAAGTAAAGTATTCAGTGAAGCGTGACTATGACGAACTGGTATGGCTCTGCCATCCAATCCCTTGACCCATCCTCTATCATCTGCTGCTTTAGCTACAGCATCCTTTAGATACTTCAGGGCTGGTAGTTTCTTTAGAAACTTATTCTTAATAGACTTACCTTCCTTGCTACCCTTGTTAATAATCTTACCAATCTTCTCATCACCTGCACCATATAAAAATCCATAGATGAATGTCTTGGCATTAGAACGTGAGGGTAGACCTGCTGCTTCTTGGTTGATGGTATGCACGTCACCGTTGACTACCTCATGTGCGTAAGACCCATCATCGTAAGCAGCCATATAATGAGCAAGGCAACGCAACTCCAACCCACTAGCGTCAGCACCCAAGAGGGAATAACCTGAGGGTGCATGAAATAAACTCCTGCACTCCTTACCAAATGGTGAACCAACGCTAGGAACTTGCGCCATGTTTGGATTGCTGTGCGTACAGCGTGACGTGACAGCACCCATGTGATTAACTCTACCATGTAACTTACCCCCCTTCTCCATCTTTAACCAAGCTTGCTTGCCTGTAGCTATCTGTCCTACTCTTTTATTTAATAGTAGATACTCAGTCAACAGCTTTGCTTCTGGCATGTCAATGTTAGATAGTACTTCTTCATCTACCTTCGGGTCTCCATTGTTAGTGAAGGTAGCTGGCTTCCATCCTCTCTTCATCAGTCTGTCTGCTATCTGCTGTCGTGATGCAGGGTTGAATGGAATGGTCTTAGTCTTAGTCTTCATCTCAACTACAGTAGGTTCAAACACCTGCTGTAACTGGTTCTCAATCTCTTGCTTACGGTCTGCTATGCTAGAGTACAGAGCCTGTGCTTCCTTAACATCAAAGTCAAAGCCTCGTTCCTGTTGTTCTACCAGCAGGGTATGTATCTCAGTCTCAAGGTCTAGTGCCTGTTTGCTGAAATTTTTTTCCATAATTTTGAGATAGAGTTTGTGATTGACCAACGTGTCTTGGACACAGTAGTCGAGCATCTCTTGTGAGAAAGTTCCAAAGTCCTCACTATCACTACCGAAAACACCTTTTAATTCTCCTAGTCTGTAGCCCCAAGCTTTCAGGCTTTGCCTACCAATCAATGCTAGTGGCATCCTGTCTTGCTTGTGCAGTTTGATATCAACCTCACGTATGTCAGGCCATATTGTTCTAGAGTATACCAACGTGTCAAGAACCTGTTGTCCATCTTCTAACTCAAAGCCATACAGCTTCTTCAGTACTGCTAGGTCATACTCAATAATGTTATGACCTATCAACATCTCAGCACTAGCTAGATGAATCAACCCATCCTCAATACAAGTGGGGTCAAAGGCGTACACTTCGTCAGTGTCCACATCTCTTGTGACAATGCACCACACCTGTGTTACATCGTCTAGTAAGTTGTCTGCTTCTATATCAAATATAAGTCTCATGCTCTGTCTCCGCAGTAGCTAGTTAAAAATCTATGTCACCCTCATCTTCATCAAAGATTGTCTCAGTCATACGCCCTGTATCAGAACTATATAACAAGGAACAACATAGTCCAGTATCGCCTGACCATCTGTTCTTCAGAACTCTTACATGGCTGACGTGAGGATTGTCTTTGTCTTGTTGGTCTCGCTCCAATCCAATCACCATATCACTAAGCTGACCGATTGCTGCTGAACCACGTAGCTGAGAGAGTGAAGTCTGTGCGCCATCCTCATGTCCTCTGTCACCAGAGGGACGCTTCAGGTGTGACACTAGTATCAGGCCACAGTTTAACTCTTCAACCAACGCACGTAAACGTGTCATTGTGTTATCAATAAGTCTCCTCTCATCTCCACCCTCTAGTCCACTGACTACGATACTGATGTGGTCAAGGATAATGTAGTCACATCCACAACCATGCACTAAGTATCTTATCTTGTCAAGTAGATTATCACTATCAGTAGAACCCCAATGGTCATATAGGTATACTCTACCAGTTCCAAGTGTAGCATCGAAGGCATGTTTCAACTCCTCTTCTGGTACTGTATTGTTGTGTAAGTGTAGAGGCTTGTTCATCTCAATCGACATCAGCCCTAAGGCAGTACGCTTTATGCTTTCTTCAAGAGCAATATAGCCTAGTGTCCTACCATTCCTGATAAGGTTGTGAGCAAACTCACGAGCAAGCTGTGACTTACCGATACCAGAGCCAGCAGTTACTGTAGTTATCTCACCCCTACGACAGCCACCTGTCTTCTCTTGCATACCTATGTATGGATAGGGTACTGAATCTTTACTGTCATCCTCAGTAACAATGTCCCATACATCTGTACCTGCTACGATACCATCAGGTCTGAATGTCTTAGCTTCCCATACAGCATCGACTAGTTCCTTGACCCTACCTGCTTGTAGCATTTCGTTAGCATCCTTCAATGGAAGGGTAGCTATCTTACATTTGTTAGGTGGTAGAACTGAGGCACAATCCTTTGCTGCCTTCTGACCTACCTCATCCATGTCAAACATAAGTACTACATACTCATACTTGGACAACCACTCAATAGATTTACCCAATGCTTTCTTAGCAGAGGTACAACCTGAGGGTAGAGATACTACAGGCCACTTGTTATCCATCACCTGTGATAGGGACATAGCATCTAACTCGCCCTCGCATACAGTAATAAACTTGCCACCCTT